TGACGTGTAGTTCCAACAAATGGGTTTGAAGCCATACCGTAACGAGTCTTGAACCCGATACGTGGTTGGAAATCATTCTCGCCAACAGCACGAACCATCTGAAGAGGTACGTAAGGGCAGTAGAATACACCAGCGTCATAAGGGTTAGTACCTTTATAACCAACAGTGACGTAGTCAGCAGTTGAATAGGGATCGATGTAAACCTTGATTCGACCATTAAGAACACCAGCAAAAGTGTTGCCAGTATCATCAACATCTAACTTAGTGCTAAGAGCAGGAGCATAGTCCAATGCACCAGAAGCAGCCAAGGCAGTAGCAACGTCAGAAGAGACGATTGCGATGTTACCTTTACCACGACGAGTTTCTTTAGCAACTACGTTACATTCACGATCCAATTGGACCATAAGACCTTTGAACTTCTCAGCAGACCAACGGCCATCAGCATCAGTGCTGAGGTCGAAGATACCATTTGTAACAACATTAGCTGTACTCGCACCAGTCTTAGCTTGGCTGTTGATAGTACGGATAACTTCACGGTTAATTTCCGCGAGGATCTCAGTAGACAAGATGTTGGCCAATTCAGTCTCAGCGTCAAGACCGTGGATAGCTTTCAAATCTTGTGCCAGTTCAAGTGAGTACTCAGCTTTCAGGGCACGAGACTTAGCTTCTACAGAAGACTTCTCGATTGAGAAACCCATCTCGGCAAAATCGTTACCTGCTCCAGCGCCAAGGCCTTCAGCGGTTGGAGTAGTCATTCCGTTACCAAAAACGGGACCAGTTCGTTGGTCACCAATGTCGCTGTCACCATCTGTATCAGTTACACCGGATAAACCTGAAGCACCGAGAGTTCCCAGAGCTTGGCCAACACCGTCAGCTGAATCAGAGCTGTGGAATGTATCAGCTTCTGCGTACAGAGCTTCGTTAGTACCGTCATTAGCTGAAGCAGATGTGCCGTAGCGAGCTTTCATCGCAAAGATCAGACCAGTAGGTCCAGTCATTGGCTGAACGCCACAAACGTCATATGCCATAAGATTAGGCATTGCACGACGAACAAGGCTGATCAAGACGGGATCCCAAGTACCGATGCTACCAGTATTTGTGGGGGCAGTTTCTGTTAAGAAACCAGTCTCTTGAGCACGTTGCGCTTGCATTGCCATTTGTTGGTTTTCGAGAAGGACAGCGGTGACCGACCTACGGTGACGGTCAGTGATAGTTCCGGCTGACTCTTCGTTGAGCACTGGGCTCCATTTTTCGATCAATTGATCGTATGATTGTTCCATTGTGGAAACTCCTTATTGTTTTACTATTTGTGTGTTTTACGGATTGCAGTAAGGTATGAATCCATTAAAGGAGAAACTTCCTTTTCAGGCTCTCCAGAATCCATCTCTTCTGCAATTGAAGAATCGCTTTCTACGATCTTTTTACCGAAGTATGATTCTTTGCATACGAGAACTTTCTGAAGGAAAGTTTCTGCGTCGTCAAAGTCCAGTTCTTCAACAAGACCGGCAAGCTTTTCTGCTTGGGTGTCGGCAAGGTCATAAGACGCTTCACTGACGATAGCTGCTCGGGACATAGACTCAATAACTTGAGTCATCTCGATCATTTCGTCAATTGAAGTGCTCAATTGGCTTTCTAGTCCTTCAACTTGCTCTGCAAGTTCATCAACCAGATCGACTTTAGATTCAGGAACTTCAATGTAGTTTTCCTGGCAAAGATCAAAGAATCCTTTCATAAAGTTTTCTGCGATCTCGGACCGAAGGCCACCAGCAATTGCTAATTCATTCTCCTGCATCCATGTTTCAACGGCATAATTAAGGTAACCATCTACCTGATCAACTAAGGACTCACGAATTGCTTGAGTCTCTTCTTCAATCAAAGTTTCATATTCTCCTTCAAGGCGATTGATTTCTTCTTTCACCTTTGACTTGATAGCAGCTTCAAAGATAACAGCTGTCTTTTCTTTAAACTCCTCAGAAAGAGTAGCTTCAGAATCAACAAGAGCGTTAAGGTCTTCAGTGAAATCAACATCAACGTCAACGTCAAATTCAGACTCATCAATTTCGCTAGCTTCAACGAAATCTTCTCTCATAAGTAATTCGTATGCAACTTCCAACTCTTCCTTCGAAAGAGTCTTCATTTTGTCATACATTGCTCCAATTTTAGCGCCCGCATTTTTGGGTGCTTCACCGTTCTTCTTGTCACCTTTGCGAGCCGGAGCTTGCTTAGTGCTATTAGTCTTTGCGACTGACGCTACGGCATCTGCTTCGGCATTAGCGCCGTCAAATGCTTCTTCTGTTTCCACCATGTCGTTTTCGTCATCGTGGAGCTCTTCTTGGTTTTCGTAATCCATAGAGGACTCCTGTTAAAATGTTTTAGATTTAAGCGACGAGAGGAAATTCTTGAACTCACGCGTTTGAACCTCATAAAGGCCTTTGCGAGGAGCGTTTCGTATTTCAGTCTCCATTTTTTCAATGACTTGAGCTTGTAAGATTCCGTTGTTCCAAATCCAATCCACACCTTCCATAATTCCATTTACGAATGCTTCATGTGCCGATGGATCTTGTACGATATCTATCGTACTGAGAACAAAGTCTTCTCCTACATACATAGCGCTTTCACGCTGCTCAAGGCTACCCATACCACGAGTTGATACACCCAACCTAACACCACCTTCGAGCAAACCTTTTACAATTTCGCCCATAGGAGTTCCTAGGATTGATGCCTTTCCTACTACATTATTACCTTCCCAGTGAAGGTCGGTAATAAGGTGAGAAACTTTATCAAGATTTACTGTGGGTCCTTCTGGATGATTTAACTCACCCACAGCTCGTCCTGTTTTTACCTGATCTGTTACATACTTGTGAACAGCCGATTCCATTATTTTTTTAGGGTAAATCCTACCATTACGGTTTTTAGCTTCCGCTTGGGCAAATACACCCTCTATAGCGTAAGATTTGGTACCGTCCTTCTTAGCTTCAGTTAGAACTTCTAGATTAGTCTCACTGAATTCTGAAATTAGCTTCATGGTTTACCCTTTGTAATTTTTCATAAAAGCGTCGATCATCTTTATTGCTTCTTTCTCGGTTTTATAGTCGTCTAACCTATCGCCGTCAATAGTAGCAACAAACCTATTACCCTTCTTAGAGACGGTAGTTACTATACCTTTCACTCTCTTGGAGTAAGAAGCGGCTTCCCTAATTTCTTGAAATGATTTCATAATAGTTTTAAGATTATTTATAAGGATTATATTTTAGAGTGACCATTATTCTTCAGACTCTTCTTCGGGCTCCTCAGATTGATCTTCTATGTCATCGTTTGTGATTTCATAAGCATCATTATCTAATTCGTCGGGTGGCGACACTTGGCCAGCCATCTGCTGAGCTATCGATGCACGTTGAGCATCAAGGCGATCGTTCATTTTATCCAGCATGATATCATTGAAATCATTGTTGGCCTGCGCAAAATCTTTATTAATTGTGTTAACTATAATGTCATCAATTCCTGACATAATCTATCTCCTATTGTGGTGCCCGAATGGCACTTTCATTATCATCCGAATCACTATTCGGAGTCGTTATCATTTCACCTGAGTTATATATGGGTGCTGTATGTGGTGATTTTGGTCGGTTGGGAAAGTTGGTAAGCAATTGCAGCTTCAGTTGTGCTATCATTAGAGCCCGATATTGCTCGGGGTCTAATCCCAACAATTAGGTGTCTTTGGGAGGCGACTCTTGATCCGGCTCAGGTGCACCGTCACTGGAAGCTACGTCTTGGTCTTGTGAATTGGGATCCTCTTCCGTACCCTCTCCAGCATCCTTTTCCTTAGCCATCTGCTTTTGCATATCAGCGTATTCGTTCTCGCTCATTTTAAGAACTTCTTTCATAATCCATTCTTTACTAAACAGCTCCCCGGCGTAATTCCATGCCTGATCTAGCGTGGACAAGCGGTCTCTCCACATCTCAGCTTCAGCTAGTTCGGTGAAGTGGTTGTCCTTCATAAAATCTATGTGGATATGATTCTTCCAATCTTCCCAGTCTTCTTCAGTGCAAATACCCTTTAGGATTAGCTGCTTCTTGAGAGTCTTGATAAAGATGCCGGCAAAGCGATTGCGTAAACGGTCAACGAATTTTTGGAAATTTAACTCTTCACGAGAGATCTCTGACGATCTACCAAGAGAAAACTGATTTTCTGTTTCTAAGCGACCAATGGGCACGTTCAATGAACGATACAACCGCTTTTGAAAGTATAGAATATCATCGATCTGTCCAAGATTTTCTCCTCCGGGGAGGGTAGTAATCTCAGTTCCTCTTCCACCTTCACGACGTGGCAACCAGAAATCTTCGAGCATGGACATATGCTTGCGATCATCTTTTAGATGTCCGGTGTTAGCATCATACACCAGCTTGTTGCGGTAGCGCGACATGATATCTTTCATATAGGCATCAGCTTTACCTTTAGGCAGCGAACCGACGTCAATGTAGAATATACGGCGTTCTGGTGCGCGAGCCAGTCTGTATATTACCAGACTGTCTTCCATCATACGTAGCTGATTAACGGGTTTTAAAGCCTTATGCAAGTATGATACCACTTGCTTGCGGTCATCACTCAACAGTCCGGATGTAACATAGCTAACGCTCTCAGGAGTCAGCTTGACGGAGTCGTTGGCCGACCCAACGCCGACACCCTTTGTCTTCTCTTCATAAATAAAGAACTCATCTACACCCTTTACCGTCTTTACACCAGACTGAGGATCTTTGTCGTACTTCACTTGTTTTACCTTGCGGATACAACATGAATCAATATACCGCATTTCCTTAATGCCTTCTTTAGGCTTCTTAGGATCCAGTACTAGGTGATGGAATATGCGACCGTCAACGTACCACGATCTGAAAATGTCGTGGCCCATAGCGTTGAAGTTTAGCATGTTGTTAATATGCTCGAACTCAAGAGTTATCTTCTTCTTGAGTGACGCCGAAATCTGCATATCTTCAAGATTGATTTCGACAGTAGACTTATTGTCACCCACAATAATAGCTTCATTGACAATCTCTTCGACTGCTGTATCTATTTCGGGGTGTTGAGATATACCGCGGTAGCTGTTGATCAGTGCCCGGTTATCCTTTGAATTTGCGGCACCACCATCAACATCGATGTAGTGGCCCAGGTGAGCTCCGGCAGCTGTTACTAAGCCGGATCCTTCTTCTTCGGTAGGAGGAACTATGGAAGGTAGGTTGTCGTCATTCTGTATAGACTTCTTAGAACGAGTAATTTCAAACCCAAACAAGTTGAGCGCTTTCTTTTCTTCTTCTGCCATGGATGTTCCTATTATTAATACGAAGGGTCCCGAAGGACCCTTCTATTTAGATCACTTATAACCACCAGGTTAACTGGTTGTGTTGCTGTCCCAGTACTGCAGCTGGAACTCAACCGTGAATTCTTCAATTGTGTCTGTAGTGTCATAACTCAGAGCAATTTCAGAAATTTGGGTTGGGAACGCACCACGCATATTATACCTCTTGATAATTGACTCATCCTTGTCATACTGATCGACTTGCATGTCGGCCATATAATCTTGAGGATTAGTCAAACCGGTATTTGCTTGGTGAGCATTAATACCGTTCATCCAACGTTCCATTGAATCACGAACAGAAAAATCTGTATCGTTGATAACCGTAATGGTCCATGGATCGAATGTGCGATCGCCAGCAATTTTTAGCTGACGGCCGCGGAATCCGATTGGGATGAAGCTTGAGTTTGATGCGGGTAGGTTTGCAGCCTTGCACATGAATGATGTTAGTTCAACATCACCATTAGCATACAACGGGAAACCGATTGTGCATTTGAAAAGCGTTGGCCTAGCACCGCCACCTTTCAGTTTAGCTTTAAAATCATCTACGCCTAGAATAGCCATTTGTTATATTCTCCTTTTAGCAGCGCTAATTATACTGTGCCAACTACTTCTTCGAAGTCAACGCCGGTTCTAACTGCAACAAAATTAAGTGTTATGAAGTTAATTGAACGGGCTGGCTTGATGAAGACTGTGGCGATTAATTCATTGCGGTCAACGACTGCAGGCGTATTGTTTGTCACATCACACTGTACATAAAACTCAGTGATTCCTCGACGTCCTTTGATTTCTCTCAGGAATGGTTCTATAATATTTACGAATTCGGCTCGAGTAAACTCGTCGTTGAATTCAAACATAACGTTACGGGCTGCCAGACTAATTGATCGTTCAACTACCAAGAACAATCGTCGCACGTTAATGCGGTCAAATGCACTGGGTCGAGTTTCTTTAGTCTTGTCACCAAACAACATAACCCCACGGCCAGGTAGGTTAACTACTGGGTTAATCCCAGCATTGTAAAGCAAGTCGCGTTGTACCTTAGTAGCGCTATAAGCCAAACCAACTATGTTGAGGTACTGGCCCCGTTTCTGTCCAGCAGGGGAGAACCATGGACCCTGACCCAAATCAGACGCGGCCATGATACCAGCTGTGGAAGATGCGGCAGGTATGAATATAAATTTATCGTTCTGGGCATCAAATACCTTAAGGTAATTATTCTCCACGAACAAGTACGATGAAGACATCTCTGAAAACTCTGTTATGGTAGCAGTAACCGGATCAGAATTATTTACGACTGATGCTCGGCTAGGGGATGCTACAACAACACAGTCTTTACGAGCGGTTGCTATTGCTAACAAATCGGCCACAACTGCTTTATGATCTATTGTGGCAGACATTCCGGGCGCAATTAGAAAATCAACTGTAATTGTTTCGGCATCAGTATATACTGCATTTGAGCCGCTAGCACCGACCAGATCTGAATCCTCTAGTGCACCACTGTCGGCTCCACCAACAAATGATAGGGATGAAGTGGCGTTGAGTGTCGAAACTGCTGCTACCGACCCAGTACTGTAATTTCGGGGCACCGCAACGGTGGATTCGACTCCCCAATAGGTTCCTGTAGGAGCAAAAGTTGTGTCGTAATGTCCAAATCGGATATAATTACTAGCTGAATTAATAACATCAGGTAGGTAATTATTTCCACCATCTGTGGTCTTAGCACCGGGAGCTACAGATAAGAAGCTGTAGGTCTCTAGTACGGCACCAAGGGTTCCTGTAAATTTCCCATCTACATCTACAACTACGACGTGGACCTCATCGCGAGATGCACCCCGATCGGCCGCAAATTTACTGGTACCTGGCGCCTCAGGAAATAAAGATCCATAATTCCAAGCATTATTCGCTGCAGTAGCGGTACTCGCATCGACCAAAGCAGCACCGATAGAGACCTTAATACTATTTCCCAACGCACCAGCATGCTTAGCAAAGAACATACCAGTATATTGGTCTGCACTGTCAGCACCAAAAGCTCCCGGATAAGAAAGGTCATATGCTGCATCGTTTTTGATTATAAACGACCCGCCTTGAGGATCAGTTCTTGCCGTCGCGTTTTTTGCCGCAGATGTTACTGATCTTGTTACGTATAACGTACTTGCATATCGCAGAAATTGCGAAGCAGATAAAAAATCAACTGCTGATGTGTCATCTGCTGGGTTGCCGAAGGTCTCTACGAGAGTTTCTGCGTTACCCACTAATATGGGCTGATCAACAGGCCCCCATCTAAAATTGCCTACCATGGCACCAGTAGAGGATTGAACACTAGGGACGACACTAGTGAGATCTATCTCTGTTGTGGTGACTGCAGGAGAAGCTGACTTAGCCATTTTTAT